CTTTGTGTTTGATAAACGCTTGAATTGAAAGCATCTTCACCTTCTTTAACAATAACGGTATAAATGTTTTTCTCGCGGCTTGAAACGTCTTCAGTCAAAATACCACTAATCAATTGTTTGTCCAATGCATCAGAGGATTGCAAACCAATTGCAAGTTCATTTTCACCATCACCAAGGTAATAACCAAACGAAACGGTTGGGTTAATTTCTCTCATGCTGAGAGTGCCGATACGAGCAAGTTGACCGAATTCACGAATATCTTCGCGAGCGCCAGCTAAATCAACATCAAAGGAAAAAGTGTCAACACGATGAAGCTGATGTGGCTCAATCATGTTTTCGTCAGCATCAATATACCATCCAGTATCAGATACATAGACGGACTTGTTTTGGGAAATTACGCGGGTTCTAGAGGACATATTTTAGTAAATGTTTTTAAACATTACACGCAATCAGATTCTTGGGAATCTATATGTAGACAAATCAAAGTCAATAAATGCAATGCTTATGTTTTTGTTGAGACGTTCTCTTACGGTATCAGATACAGCTACCGTTGGAGAAACTTTGTTAATATGAGAAATCAAGGCATTATCACCCTGATTGGTCTTGAGAGTGTTGTAGTTATAAGGAAAATTCTTTAGAGTAAAAGATTGGCCGTAAGGTAATTGATTGTAAGGAATGTGTGTGATGTTTTTTCTCACCATGTCTCTAGATCGCGAGACAACGCCATCCAATATAAATTCATTACTCGTCAACACAATTACACGAATTCTGCTTTTTGTGTCTTCTTCGCCGCCAAATGCAAATTCTTCATTGTCTGAATTTACAAGAGAAATAATACATGCAGGAAGAAAGTATATTTTTTCATCTAATTTTGAGTCTTTATTGTAAAAGTATTGTGAACTTTGACCTTCTTCAATAAAGTCAGAATGAAGTAAAACTGATAAATCATCAGCATTTGTTGTGTAAGTGTTTACTTCTTTAACAGTTGAATTTGCTGTAATCGTTAGGTTTTGGCCAGAAGCAGATGGAAATAAAATACGCCCATTGTTGTAATCAACATGAACGCCTCCATTCTGACTAGAATCGCCTGTAATAAAAGAACCACCTACAAAAAATCCAGAATTAGGCACATCAACATCTTCTTCAGCTACCAATTGTCTAAATTGACCTTGATAGCCTACAAAACTATCTGGAATATCATTGAAATTTACATACTTAAATGTATTAGATAATCCAGTTTGATAAGCTTTTAAATCTTCGCTGAGAAGCTCCTTCTCAAACCAAAGATAAAAACTCATTAATAGTTGATGATCAAATTGAGCCTTCAAATTTTTAGTAAATCTTGTTTAAACTCTTTAATCAATTGACTGATATAAGGAGTTCTCTTGAAACTTACACCAGAAACGTTGTTTTGAGACTGTAAGCCAGTGCCAGAAGTTGAATTTGAAAAACCTCTAGGATTAAAAAGATAAGCCGCAGCATTACTAACTCCTTGCTCAATTCCCTCTGCCCAGCTAAGACCTGATGCCCACGGCATAGGAGTTGCCTCGAAAATTTCTTCTGCTTTTGGTGTCTGAACAGTGATTAAAAATCTACCTCCTGATCTTGGGCGAACTGTATATTTCATTTTCTTAGAAAAAATGTTTTGAATAACAGACACGGGGTTATCTCCGCTACCGAAACCCAAGAAAGAAAACAAGTTACCATATCCACCCAGTGTGCCACTAGAGTTAGAAGCTCTTGGCCCCGATTCAATTTCTCTAGAAACAGGGTGAGTCAGAAGGTTTTTAACAAGCGTGTTTTGGGCTTTTTGTATATCATCAGTAATAACACGATGTATTTGTTCTGCAACAATATTGCCATTTTTTCCCATAGACATTTCTGCCTTGAGAAGATTTGGATCAATAGTGACAGTAAATGATGTTCTTTTAGCCATTAGTTCTCGCGTTTAAGATACCACATGTAAGCTTGTGGACTAAACGGGCCAATTGGCTTTGGATCACTATCTACAATAAAAAGATCGCCGTCAACCTCAATACGCTCACAAATTTTAATTTTTTCACTCGCTTCAGAATTAACCTTGATTCTTACCCTACCTTCTGAAGAAGGCAAATTAGCTTGGGCGCTTGCATCAAATAAATCTTCGTTTTGATCGTTATCGTATAAAATAGTTGCAGAATAAGTAAATTTGGCTAATTCTTCTTGAGAAGAAAGCGAAGAGGTGGGGCTTGACCCACCATAAAAGGGATTATCATTCCAAGATACAGACGGCTTGGTTGCTACATAAACGTAAATATCTCTTGCAAACGTATCTCTAACGTCTTGCAATGCAGATTGAATTTCAGCTTTTTCTGCTGCGTTTAAAATAGAAGCCATGATTATTCACGAATTTGGTAAGGGTTGGTGGAATTGAAAGCGTCAACACTTGGAATTCCATCTTGTCCATGAACCTGTCTTGGGCCTGATCTGTAACGATTATAGCGGAAAACAAGATTTTCAAGATTTTTCCTTGAATCAGCCAATAATTCCCTAAATGTTCTCGCCACAGAATTTTTATTCTGTCTTTGTATAGTTGTATCGCCTTCTTTGAGCGTCAACCAATCAGTAGAAGAGCCATAAGTTGCAGACCTTAAAGACTCTCTTGCAGACTTTTCATAATAATGAATTTCATAAAGAGTTTTAAAAATGTCAATTTCCTGCGATAGCAACCCTGTGCTGCTAGAGCTTCCTGTGCCTAAAACTATATTTCCAGAGCTATTAACTGAGAACTCTTCGTTTGTATGCAGGTTTAATTCGCCCAGATTGGCTTCTAGCCAGCCCGAAACATATGATAAGGGGTAAGTGCCTGTATCTTCAGGGAAGTCGTATGTGACGATCTGTGTGGCTAAATTTCCGAAGTCATTCATTGGTTATTTAAATCTCTTTAAATAACCTTACACTTTCTTCGTAGTTTGGATCGTTTTTATCTAGTTGAATTGGTCTTGCGGGTGTTCCAACGGTCACATTATGCTTTTGAGCGTAAAAGTCAAAAGACTTGATAAGCGCCGCTTTTAATTGATTGCGACCACCAGATGGTTGAATACCAACGCGAGTCGCAAGTGTTGTCATTTCAGCAACAGACATACTAGAGAGATTTTCTTTAAAGATATCTCTATTCAAGGTTCGATAAGGATTAGCCTCTTTAATACCAAGAAGCTCTTCAAGTTCTTTGGCTTTTTCAATTTGTTTTTGTTTGGAATTGCGGTCTTTACCATCAATTTCTTCAAATTCCTCAAGACTTGGGCTTTGTTTTTCTGTTTCTTGTTTTTGAATCTGCAAATCCTCAAGCTCTTCTGTGGAAGCGGATAAAATATCCTTTCCTTCTGGAAGTCCATTAACTGTGAGTTCTGAGCTTTGTTGCTTTTGGCTTCCCGTGTGTTCGATCTTGCCGTGAATGAAATCTAAATCTTCTTTATTCATAATATATGATATGAAAAAACCATAAAAAAATCAAAAAAAAGAGCCGCCCCGTTTGGAGCGACTCTTTTAATTTGGGGTTTTCGTTGATTAAACAGCGATACCGACAAGAGCGCGGTCATCAATACAGACGCGGCCTTCTTCGACCTTGCCGTAGTAACCGATCTTGTTCTGACGAACGCTGAATTGATCGTCAACCATGACGTTCACATCAGTGCTGGTTCCTTCTTCAGAAATAGCAGGACGAAGAAGAACATCGCGGCTACGGTCAAGACCGATCACGATTTCATCGTCAGCTTGAGTGAAGACACCTTCGTTACCACCACCAACAACAGTTGCACCTTCAGCAGTTACAACTGCGGCGAAGATTTTGTTGAAGCGTTGGTTGATACCCATTTCGAGAACTTCGATAAGGTTCATGCCATAGAAGCTTGGAAGACCACCTGCGGCATAAAGAGTCTCACGGAGACTTTCTGGAGCAGGAAGACCATCTTCTGTGTTGGCAGGAGCGCCACCATCAGCAGCAACGGTGTTGATTGGGTTGTAGGACATTGCACGAACTTCTTGAATGATTTCAGGAGAAACCAAGAGGTCAGTGATGCCAACCTTGCTGCCACCAGTTGGAGTGCCACCAACGAAAGAACTGTTGATGCGCTTGGCCTTAGTCATAAGACGATTAAGGTCATGGAGCAAGAAACGGCTTTGTTGAGTGGAGCCAATAATGTGATCACCAGCAGAACCGCTTGTGGTATCACCTTTTACAAGAGCAGTTGCAAGCACGTTGAATGCTGTGCGCTCTTGCTTAAGCATGATTTCTTGAGCCATGCGAGTAAAGGTTTTGGAAACCACATCCAAACGAGCCTTGCGAGCATACTTTCTGTCGAACGCAAGTGCGCTGTCAAGAGTGTAAGTTTGGAATTTAAGCTCGTTGTGAGCAGGGAATACTTGGTTGTAAGGAAGGCCACCAGCAACTTGTTGAGAGTAAACTTGGATGTAGTCTTCGTCAGTAATGTCGTGGTAAAGGTCAAGAGGGATAGAAGGATTGTCATCTTCACCAAAAGTAAGAGTGGTGAAAAGGTTTCCGACTGTCACTGCATTGTTAATCACTTCGCTAACAACAGGTGAAAGGAGTTGAGAAACGGCAGCTTGTGCCTCGTAAGCTTCCTCACGATTATTGGAACCCATTGCGCGAACAAGGGCCAATTGATCTTCTGTTCTTTGAATATTAATTTTCATTTTGATCGTTTATCTATTGAGGTAAAATTAGAGTTCAAGTTTAAGGACTGCATAAGCACCTGCGAAAGCATCAGTTTCGGTTTGTGCTACACGCTCACCAGTTGCAATGAACTTGCCAACTGCAACATCCTTTTCCTCTTGAGAAGCGGAAGCAAAAGCAACGCCAGTAAGAGTTCCGTTAGCAGCAGGAACTGCGAGAGAGTTAATTGCAGGAGAAACACCGCCAGCAAGACCCTTCACATTAACAGTGAAGATGCCCTTGGTTGCAATCGGCACAGCCTGACCAGAAACAACGCACTGAAGCTCTTCGCGCTTCACTGAATCGTAAATAAGGTTTTGACCGTTTTCGTCCGTTGAACGAACGTCACGAAGCAGGATGCCAAGAGGACGCACAGCAGCGCCAGTTCCAGCAACTTTGCTTACCTTGTAATTAACTTGTGGATAAGGTGAAAAACCGTTACCAAGAACGTTTTGGTAAGAATCGGCATCACCGCGAGTCACCATAGAAACAGGCTCGTCATTCAAGTTAGCAGAGCTTACTTGAACCACGGAACCAGCTTCACCCGTTACTGCGTCAAGAGAATAGAAGTTGATAACATCATTCTCGTCATAGCTACGGTATGGGAGTAGTCTTGTAATTTCGTTAGCCATAATATTTGTTTTTTATATTAGATTTGTTTTAGGAGATTTTGTATTGAAAGCTTTCCTTGATCTTTTCAAGGAGAGATTGTTTTTCAGCGCCTTCGCCGTTACCGTTTGGAAGATTAGCTTCAACTTCTTCTTCGGTTTCGATTTCGGTTTCAGACTCTTCAGTTTCTTGAGAAGCTTCTGCTTCTTCGACTTCGGTAGTTTCGCCGTTTTGTGCTTCAAGTTTCTTAGCAATAGCTTCTTCAATGCGAGCTTGCTCTTCTTCTTTTGCTTTGGCGATAACTTCCTTGTCTTTATGAGCGAAAATAACTTCGATTTCAGACTTGAAGGATTCGAAAGCCTCTTCTTCTTGGCCTAAATCCTTAAGCTTAGAAGCGATGATTTCGTTTTCTTTTTCAGAGAGATCGTATTTGTTATCGAAATAATTCATGCGATCATTGAAAAGTTCAGCAGAAGCCTTGGCTTCCATGTCGGCTTTGAGTTGTGCAAGCTCTTCTGCAACCTTGGAGTTTTCAGACTTGATAGACTCAAGTTCTTCTTCGGTTTTTTGACGAGCTTCAACTTCTTGCTCAACCTTAGACTTCCAGCTTTCACTGTGCTTTTCAAGAGTTTCTTGCATGATAAGTCCAATAGACTTAGCTTGATCGTCACCCTTGACAACAGAAGCAATAGCTTCGGTAGTCTGTTTTAAAAATTCTTGGAATTGTTTTTCGTCCATATTTAAAATATTTGATTTGTTTGTTGTTACATCTTTTTTATAATTTTGGGAATTTTTTTGTTGAGTTGCTACGCTTTTTTCGATTTTCAATTCATCTTTAGAAACTTCAACAGGATAAACCCCTTTAACTCTTGCTGCTGGTTGAACTGTTAAACCAGCACCCAAAGGAATCACTTCTCCATAAAAAACTCTGGCAACTCTGTCGCCTTTTTTATCTTTTCCTGCGCCGCCGAATCTTTTAAGATAAGCACGATATTCTTCGTAATCTTCTTGTTCGACATATTCACATTCAGAAACTTTCTGGCTATTGCCTTTAACAATTTTAAATTGTTTGGATGCTAATTCCCAACTTGTAGAAATTCTTTGATAATCTTCGTTATCTTCATTTGCAGATTCGATGATTGCTTGAGCAAGATCAGGAAAAATCTTTCTATAAATAAAACCAAAAGCATTAAGATAAAAAGGTTCTGTTTTATCTGCGAAAGCTTCAACATCGTTGTTATTGAAATCAAATTCTTCTTCAGAAAGAGATGCATTGATCATGTGACCAACAATCTTGTCTCGTTTGTGTTCGATGTTAATCGGTTTGTTTGCAAAACTTTTAACGCACTGAATTGCAGCCATTGCTGTCATTGCATCATCGTTTGCATTGATTTCATTGATAACGGCCAAATTGAAAACAACAGGAAGCAAATCAATATTCATTTTAGCATTAAAGCCTTCTGGTAACATTGATTTTACAGAAGCTTCAGATATTTCCATATCATCAAAGCTTTGGATATCCAACACCTTAAATTTTGGCGAGATAGTAAAATTGAAGTCTTGATTATTGTCAGACATAATCTATCTTACACAGAAATCTTAGTAGAATGATATAAAATTGCAGCACACAAATCATTAAGGTTATGTTCTGCGCCAAAGTTTAAAACTTCTGGTTTGATTTCAAGAGTTTCAATTTCTTGTAAATCTTCTACAATTTTATCTAAAGCATCATCCCATTCATTCATATCTTTAGAAGCAAAGATTGATTCGCAAACTCGACCAACAAGTTCTTTTCGATTATTGTCTAGTTCTTCAAGTCCATACTTAAGAGCAAAATTTCTGTAAGCCTTCATTTCAAACTCGTTGGCTTTATTGGTAGCTTCAATCAAATTCTTTTTGGAAATAGAAGCATTGGATTGGCCCATTGGTCTTCCACCAGATGGAGATGGATTTTTTGTTGTTGCAGGTTTTCCTTCTCCAGAAGGATTTGCTAAATTGCGATTTTGAACTGTTGGATTTGGCGTATCCGAATCATCTTCTTCGCTTTCATAAAAGTTGATGCTATTAACCATTGGGGTATAAAAGCCTTTTTCGCGAGCTTCCTTGAATTTTTCTTGTGATTCTTCAAGTTGACCAGATTTGGGGAATCTACCTGTGTGAACAACTTCCATGCCTTGCTCTGGAGTCAAGATGCCAAGTTCCATCATTCTTGTTGCCAACTTGGTTAAATCAGAATTATCCAATGTATCGGTATCAACAAACTTTACCTTTGGATAGTTTTTCAAACCAAGACCCTTGCAGACTCTTTTGATTTCTGGCTGTAAAAAGTCATTGATAAATTGGTTTCTTGATTCTTGAAGTCGAGTCATGAAAATCTTCATTTTAAGAGAACCGTCCGAATATTTGGTATCTCCAATCAAAACATTTTGAAGACCTTCTTGAATATCCTTGTTTAGAATTTCATATTTTTCTGGGCCAATGACTTTCTTTAAATCAGGTATGACAAATTCAGCCTTGGTGGTATAATCGGAAACAAGCACACGACCAACGCTTTCATTTTGGAAAATTTGTTGCATTGCATCAATTGCTTTGTGGTTGATGCCACCCTTGTCTGGTTCTGCACCCATTGTTACCAACAATACCACATTTTCAATAGAACGAGCAATGGCTTGATCAATTTTTTTCAATTCCATCTTTTTGTTCATATCATCAAGAACAGAAAAAGCATATGGGATTGAAAGGGGTTCGTAATCTTGCTTCTTGGCGAAAACTACATGAAGGAATTTTGAATCAAGCTTGATTTCGGCTCGTTCATTGGCGATACCACTGCTTCCAGATTGAATTAATTTTTGAGTTTCTGGCGGCAGAGAATTATACAATTCTTTTTCATGCTCGGTTTGAGGGTTTTTCAAACGGGCAACTTCAAAAGGAGTTAACACCTTAGCGTATTCTTGGTGAGCAAAAGAAAGTGAGTTTTTGGCAACAATATCTGTTGGATTAAGAACAAGATAACGAATTGGTATTTTAAAGTTCTTTGTTGTTTCAGCGCCATACGCTTCATACAACTTGCCAGAATTAGAAGCCTTTAATTTTCCATCAACACGGTGAGCGAAAAAGTTGCTTGAGCGATAATACTCTCTAAAGTATTGACTTTTTAAATCATTGATATTGATGCGATTGAACCAAGTTTCAATAAGTTTTCTTGATTTGGCACTACCACCTTCAAGATAAACATCTGCATCAGCAAATTCAGAAAGAAGATCAATTGTGCTGCGAAAAGCGGCAATATTAAAATAAGCTTTTTGACATAATTCGATTGCGTCTTTTGCATCGACAGCATCACTTGAATAAGTAAATGGCAGCATTCCATCGTCAATATTTTTAAAACGATCTCTTGCGTAGTGTGTGGTGATTGAATTCGTGCGACTCTTTGAACGAGAAGCGTTGCTTGGAGTAAGGCTTCTTGATGCCACAGATTCATAAACAGACTCGCCAAGCATTTTTGGCTCGAAAACTGGTTCTTGATTTTGAGAAATCAAAGCGTCTAAACTTTGATTTGCTTTTGGTTGATGAAATTTCTCCCAATAATCAGATCGTTTTGTATATTTTCTTTTTTCTGCCATGTCAATTGTTACACTTTAACTTTTCAAAGTTGAACTTTTACTTTATGATCCTTGGTATAAAATCATTTACGGGTTTTGGTTTAGCTTGAGCCTCATACATATCATAATAAATTTTTGCAAACCAATTTCCAAGCAATAAAGCGGAATAAGAGTCTTTACGCGCCCTGTTCGGGCCAGTTTGACGTTTAAGATTTTGCGGCAGATCAAATGACTGACTACCTTGTGGATTACTTCTAACTTCAATGTTGGCACATTCCGACTTTGTGAGTTCGATAATTGTTTTTTGATGATCAATAAAGTCAATCATTTGAGAGGCTGTATTGCTGCCAAGCATATTCATATCCCATTTGATTTGAGAGAGGGGAATCTTTTTCTTTCTTTGAGCATCAAAGTGATCATCTACCGCTCTTGCTCCAAATAAAATTCTACGGTGGTCAATATTTGCTTGCAAAAGCTCATTGGCCGAGCGAATCCAACTTGAGGTTGGTTTTCTCAAAATGCAGTATTTTCTATCAGAAGCATTATACATTTGTTTAACTTTGAGTATATCTTCATTATATTGTTCTGATCTTTCGATATCAACTTCAATTACGCCAATATTTATTTTAGATGATTTAAATAGTTCGCTTTCATTGCAGCTTTGAATAAACTGAACGCCACCATTATAGTCACCACAGATACCCACAATGTTGAAATGATTCAATAAATAATGAAAATATTTCATGTGTTCTTTGAGAGAAACGCCAGCCAATGCATAGCTGTGAACCAAACATAATTTTTGAGAATCAGGCAAAAGCTTAAAAACATGCATCGCAAAATGGTCGGCGCTTGTGTTTCCAGCCCAGTTGGGGTCAAATGATAAAATATACTGATCTTTTGGATTGCCAACAATTTCTGCTGCTGGAAATTCGCCATCAGGTATTGTGCATTTCATCATTTTGGACAGACGGAAATAGCCATCACTTTCATCCACAAACTGACCACCAAACTCGCGTTCAAACTGCATTTCACTCATTGTTGACTTGGCTTGTTTTAAAAGGTTTTTGTCATACAGTGTTTTTGGCGCACAGTCATAACTCAATTGCATAACAACACGATAAGCGTTATCTGCTGCATCTTCATCATCTTCCTCTTCTGCGTTTTCGTAAACACCCTCTATCAAATCGCGATATTTACAATAAAGCTTATACATGTATTCGAATTTAAAGCTGGGTGAGGAAAGAATGATTAGTTTGTTATTTGGCCATACATGTCTTTCTGATTCTTTCATTTCTCCAGCGTCAATTAACATGGTTTCAAGATCATAAATATCTTCACGCTCTGTTGGGTTTTCAACAACACCAAGGAACGGCAAAATAACCTCGTTAAAGATTTTTTCAGGAATAGTCAAGAACTCATCAAGCACAATACGGTTGAAACGAAAACCACGCAATCTTTCACCATTGGCCAATGGCAGTGCTATCGCTTTATTCTTGCCGATACGCATTGTCCAAGCGTCAGTTCCCTTGGAAAGCTTGTAGCCAGCTTCACTTGCCATCACAGCTTCTGGTTTTGACATGATATCCTCGATTTTAGAAAATATCTGCTTAGATTGACGAAACGTTCCAGCAATAACACCAATATTTGCATTAGGATTCAGCAAACATTCAAGCAATACATAAATCGCTGTTGAGAAAGTTTTAGATAGACCACGGGAAAATACAAACATCGAATAATCTCCAACCATCATAGCTTTGATCGCCATTTCTTGGAATGGAAACAATCGAATACCAAGAAACAATTCGCATGTATAACCAACATTGTTTCTTAAAAAACGATACAGTTGATACTTGGCATCTTCTTCTTTTAAATCGCCCTTAATTGCAAGCAACTCATTATTAATTTTAGTTGCAGAATATTCGTATCTATAGCGTTGACTTCCTTTTGACCACATTAGTTTTTTGCGTATTGGTTTTCATTATTTGCGACTTTTGAATCAATATAATATTGTAAATCAACTCGCCACAAATCTTTGCCGTGTTTTAAAATTTTTTGAGTAATTTTTTTTGCACCTCCGCGAGAATAAGCAAAAATAAATTGGAGGTTGTCTGGATATTCAATCATCAAGTCTCTGACATTGTGCCAAACGTAGTTTAAATTGCTTTTGAATTTTGTCATTTGATTGATTTTTTCAACATGCTCAATGGATGCTTCAACAACAACAAACATATATGAATCAAAATTAATACAACGATTCATTTCTCTTTTAAATCTTTCAATATCTTTACCGAATGTAGACCTGAAATCATCCACGGACTTGCGATCCACAAACGTTTTAGAAAAGCTTGAGCCAGCAGCGGTATAATCTCCAAAATCTAATTTTTGACTGATTGCATGATCAAACTCAAAAGGAAGCTGCTCTCTTGTGTCAACCATGATTTTTAAATCGTCTTCATTGTTTTGCCAAAAATTGTCTGGTAGTTTTTGATTGAATTTTACTGGTAAACCAACTTCTTGACTAAATGCTTGATAGCTGCCCCATAATTGTTTGATGATTTTTACATTGGGTATTTTGTATAAATCATAAAAAGCGTGTGGAGGCATGAATTGAAGATTTTTGTGCTTGACTTTTTCTTTAAATTCATCAAGAATGTATTCCTTAACCTTTGGGGCGGGATTAACCTTGATCCACTTCAAATAATTCTCGAAAGAAATGAAATCGGTATCAAAATATTGATCATAATTTTTAAAAGGGATAGGCTCTTTTGAAAACATATCTTGGCGCGGAAAGTGTTTGACATAATATTCTGCCAAACTGTCAAAATGACATTTTGTATGCTGGTGCAAACCTCTTTTTGATTCAAAGGTTTTGCCGCATTCTTTACATACCCAATCATTCATAACAATTCGTCTTTTGAGATACCAAGCACACGCGCTTTGAATTCACCCATTGTTTCTAGTTTATCTGCCTCGTCTTTCACAAGCTTGAGGCGCATATTGGCCATTTTGATCATGCGGTCACGCTCTTCTTTATCTTGAAAAGCCTCAACCAATGCCTCGATTGTTCCATTGCGCTCGCCTCTTGCTTTGAGTCGATCTTGACGACTACCATTTAAACTTTTAGTAAGAGCCTCAACACGCTTTTCGCATTGATTCAATTCTTCGCTTGTGGTTTTAATAAGCTCTGTGAAACGCATTGTGGCTTGTTGAGCATCATCTCCCATGTCTTCTAGCATTTTATTTAATTTATCAAGTCTAGCTTGAATATGCTTAATTCTTACATAGTTGGCGCACAGTGTGATATATTGGTTTTGTTCGTCCGAAGTTAAATCAGGCTTATCCCAAGTAGCACGAACAAATTCGCTTTCAAAAAGCTCTCGATCTGTCACCCTGCAATACTCATTGATAGTTTGCTTTAACCTTGGGCTGTGAAGATACTTGATTAGCATCTTCATCATCTTTTCGTATTTATTGCTGATGTTTTCTAAAGCTATTTCTTGTCCAGCCCAATCGTTTACCTTTTTAACCGCCCTTGAAATTGCGGTTGGAGGATTCCACTTTTCAGAAGTGACGATTTCATTTTCATTGATAATGTCTGGTCTATATTTATTAAGAAAATCAATAATTGTGCGGTGATGAATACTCAAGCTTTTGATTTCAGCGTTTTCAAAAACAAGTCTAGCGATTTCCAGTGGAGAAAGGTCTGAGTCAATATGATCGCCCAAAAGAAACTCGCGTTGAGAGTCTGTGATTTCAATTGCCTTAACTTCTTCTGCTTTGGTAGTTCTGTATTCTTTGTTTTGCTCGCTTAAAAAAGCTCTAATGGCACGACCAATTTTGTGACGGCCATCTGCTTCTGGATCACCAGAAATAACTTGAGTAATACGTTTAAGATCAGGGTCTTTTTTGAACTCTTCTATGACTTGTAATTTTTGCTCTTCTGAAAGTGTATATTTATTCATAATAAATCCTCATCTTGAATTAAAGCCTTGCCAATTTCGTAAAACTTCTTTTTAAGATTATTGAGTTGTTTGTATCTCGGTGTTTTACGGTTTTTCTTGTCTTGCTTGAAGCCACACTCTTCTGCAACCTTTTGATCAGAAAGATTTTCGATATAAATCATGCGGTAAATCTTTTTTTGTTTTTCGTTGGTTAATTTTGCCAGAATCAATTCATGAAGTTGCTGTGCTTTTTCTTCGTAATCAACACCTTCTCTGATACAGGTTTCTCCAATCGGTAAAGCGGGGTCTAAAGATAAAGGCAGTTTGAGGTTGTATGCTTTTTCTTTTTTCTTTTGCCATTTTGCATAATCATTACATTCTGAGCTAATTTTTCCACTCGCGTTAAAATTACAATCCTCGCCTCCCATGTAATATGGGCATTTAAGACAAGGCTTTGCGAAATTGCCATAGTGATTACGAATTTGATTACGAATTTGATTGTATATCAATCTTGCAACCCACGGCCCAAACGGGCGCGTTTGATCCCACAAATGCCATTTTTTGTAAATGTGGGTGCGAATAATTTGCGAGATATCATCGTAATCTAGCCACGCCAAAGCGGTCAATTGCCACTTTGAACGATAACGGGCCAGAAGACGTTCAATTTCGTCTTGCATGTCCTCGTATCGTTTATTCATCTATATCGTTTGCTCTAGAAGCTTTTGCACAATCAAGCATATTCTGCTTGATAATTTGTTGGCCATCAGGTAATGAACTAGCACGGCGTTGCATGGGCGATGTATCGCCGCCTTTACCCAATACGTCTTCTATTTTTGTGTAGCGATTAACGTAATCCACTCCTACACTTCTTTTAAGTTGATTTAAATCAATATTAGCTACCGATGTTTCTTCAACTTCAGAAACCTCGTTGCTTGATACAGAAACACCAGCGATTGAATGTCCACAACTAGCACAGAACTTAGGCTTGGTTGTTTCATAAACATTTTTGGCTCCGCATGATACACAAAAAATCTTATTCATGAAAAATTTTATATAATTTACACATAAAATTCTATTTTTATTTACTTTTTATTATATTTTTCTATTTTGTCTACAATGTAACTCACGATTGCATCTCTCATGATATCACTTTTTGTGAATTGTAAACAGTAAATGCCATTGTCCTGACTGTCTGTATCATCAAACAAATTAAAGAAATCAACAAAGCCACTATTTTTGATATCGCTTTGCATTGGATCACCACAAATATACAACTTTGTATCACGACCCACGCGAGTCATTACGGTTGTCAGTTCGCGCTGAGAGAGGTTTTGAGCCTCGTCCACGATAACAATCTTGTCGCGCCAGCTTTGGCCGCGTAGAAAGTTAATTGGGCCACCTTCTAGA